TATCTAAAGCACTCATGGGTTGATTCATTCCAGGAGACTGCTGTGGGGTTGTTGATGAACCAAACATACCGCCCCAATTTAAACCGCCTAATGTCTTAGCCATACCTAAAGACATACTAGCCTGTGATTGACCTCTAGATAATGCTGCTTTAGTTGCCATGTCTGCTGCTGAGGAAGCTGCTTTTTGTTGAACACCAGCTATACCTTGTGCTAGTTCTGCATATTTAGCAGGTAACTGTCCAATATCTGCTGCTGTTCCTAATGAAGTTGCTTGACGACCTCTATATGTATCAATAAGTTGTTGTACTCTATCTTGTGCTGCAGCTCTAGTTTGCATATCTTGCATCTGTTGAGCTTCTCTTAACTTTCTCATTTGTTCTGCACCACCAGTAGAACCAAACATTCCTTGTGCTACAAGTCTTTCTTCTGTTGCCAATCTTTCTGCTTGTTGTTCTGGAGCATACAGTTGCTTCTGCATCTGATAATACTTTTCTGCTGCTTGGAATGGGTCAGCTTCATATTGAGAAATAAAAGCTCTTTGCTTTCCAATATCTCCCATTTGAGCTTCATATTCAGCTTGTAGTTCAGGAGACAAATTAAGCTTCATTGTCTTGTCAGCTCCTTCTCCTTCAAAAGCTACATCACCAAAAGCACCAGAAGTTTGATAAGGTAAACTTCTTTGATATTGTAATTCTGCTTGTCTGGCTTGTGCATCAGCTGCCCTTGATTGAGCTTTAGCCGCACTTCTTTGTCCTAATAAACTAACACCAGCACTAATTCCCGTTCCGATATCAGGCATTTTGCATCTCCTTTTTAAATTCTTCTACTTTTTCGATGTAGCATCTCCAAATATTAGGAGCAACACATCTACTCCAGTCTCTTCCACCTATTAATTCTGCACATAAAACAAATAATTGATACAGTTCTGCTCTTAACATATATGCTTTATCTAAATCATTTTCTATTTGATCTCTTTCAAACACATTGGCTGTGTGCCATTTAGAAATTATACTTTGCATCATAGGTGCTATAAAATTTATATTAGCTATATAAAACGGATTTAGTGGTATATCAACCATAAGACTTGTAAACGCTTCATTAATGTCTTCATCGTCTATAGGTTTATCTCTATCAACTAAATCATCCCATAAGTGTATTACTTGCACTACTTTTAAACAGAAGTCTACTACATTTTTATCACCGTTAAACCAATAATTAAAGTTTTCGGTAAATATAGGTTTTTGTTTTTCTACATCATGCATATTAACTAATGTATCCATCTACCCAACATTTAGCAGAGTCTATGCCATTGCTATATACTACTTTAACATCAATAGATGATGTATAAGGAACAGTAATTGTGTTAAAACTTCCTGATGCGTCATCACTATTATTTGGACTGTAAGAATAAGCAACTACTCTTTCAGATACTAATGATGATTTCATGTAAATTGAAGCTGTTTCTGTGCTCCCAGTAGATACTTGAAAGCTTAAAATAATTGCAGAGGGGTTAGCACTTGTAACTGAGCTAGGCATACTTACTGTTGAGTAAGATGTAGTAATAGGGTCTTTTAAAGATGTTCTAGTTATATAAGTCCATGTCATTGTTGCTGCTGCAACTTGAGCATCTACATAAGCCTTAATACTTTGTTGTGTTGCTAAAGATGTATCACTATCAGAAGTCATATCATCTTCATCATTGATTGCTGTAATACCGTCTAATAGGTTTAATTCTGTTGCTGTAGCAGTTACACCATCTAATATGTTAAGTTCTGCTGCTGTAGAAGTTATTGCAGTTCCACCTAATGTTAAACTAGATGCAGAAAAAGCTTCTGAAGCATTACCGTTAATATCTGCTTTAGTTGATACTGCTGTAGAAATAGCATCAAATTCATCTTGAAACTCATCACCTGAAATAACTTTTGCTGGATTAGAATCTGCTAATGCATCTTTACCGTCCCAGTCTGTAATTACTGAATAGTTACTCATCGTATTTTCCCTTGTTTAAATAATAAACTCATGTCTTGTAATGATGCTACATAACCAGCAGTTAAAGCATTCATTTCTAATTTAATAAACTTAGCTCTTCCTGATAATGATACACCATATTCTTTTAATGTATAGTAGGGAGCGTATTTAGAAGTACCATACAAAGATGTACTAGCTCCCCATAATGCTGGAGTTCCAGATGCTTGTGGATTTAAGTTAAAGTTTAAAGTAGTTGGATTATTATCATCATAGTCAACATACCATTTCAAACCAACTGTAGTTCCTTGTCCGCCTTCTACAATAACTAATAGCTTTTTAAGAATAGAAGCAATAACTGATTTACCTAAGTCTACCCAAATAGTAGCAAAAGTTCCAGTATAGGAATGGTCAGTATAACTACCGCCACTAACATAAACTTTATCATAGTAACCCTCATAAGAAGCAATAGAACCTCCAGACTGTCCTATAATAAAACCTTGATTATGTGTAAATGCCATAGAGTTTATATCTCTAGTGCTATTAAATTTAAATGTAGTTACTCGAGGAGAACCGTCTTGTGTTCTATGTTTTAAATCAAATGAATAAGTTAATTTTGACTCAACAAAAGATAAGAGATATAAGCCTTCATCTTCGTTATAACAACTTTTAATCTGCTCATTCTTACTAATAAGTCTAATAAGACTATCTTTAATATTTCTAGAAAAATCTTGTAAAGGTAAGTTATCTTTTTCTGTAGTTCTAGCTAGTGACCTAACACCAGTTGGTGATAAGAATAATAAATCATCACCTACTGCTTGTATAGAATCTCTATTTGCAAGACCAATACCTTCAATAACTTCATCTAACTGTAAACTTCCAGGAGAAGAAGGGTTAGAATATATAACAATATTACTTCTACCAAATATAACTAATTTACCATAAAACGGAGCAATGCCTACTATCTGGTCTTCACCCCATACTTGTTTTAAATTAACAAGTCCAGCTCCTGATGCTTGAAAATCTTTACCAATAAGTAAATCTGAATAATAAAAAGTATCTGGAGTTTCTGGAATACCGCCTACCCACAGCCTACCGTAGTAACCCATACCACAAGACGGCTTAAAAGCAAGTGCTGAAGATAATGCTGTTGGTTCTTGAAAACCTGTAATGTTTCTTTGTAATGACCAACTAGATGCTGATGAATCATAAGTTACTGGGTCTACTCCGTCTTGAAATGCCCATATATCACCATTCCATTCAAACATCTGCCAGTCTGCTGTCGCTGCAGTAGTGTCAAACTGATTAGTGAATGCTGCATCTGGAGTAGTAAAATCCATTTCATACATATAAGCATTACCGTCATCGTCTTCTACAGCTGCAAATATCTTATTTTCTTCTTCAGATTCTACAATAGCTTTAACAGGACCATCAGTAGCTAAACATTTTTGTTTTAAACCTTTACGAAAAGTTATCTGACCACCTTCTTTTAAAATAATGTTTTCTGCTTTAGTTAACCAAGCTGGTGTTAAAGATGCAGAGTTATCTTGAGTATTAAGACCGTTAATACCTACATCATCTAATGGTAAATATGATAATTCTTTAGCCATTGTTCCAGTTATTAGCGTAACGCTCAGCTACAAAAAAGTCATTTTCATACTGAGTATTACCGTTATCTTTAATTATTGCTTGATTAAGAGCTTCAGCGTGTTCAGCTGCTGCAACACTAGATTGTGTTCCACCATCCTCACCTCGTTCTGCTATGGCTCTAGCCCATGCACCAAGTATTACTGGTTTAGCAGGTACTAACATTTCTGTAGTTGCTAAAGTTAATTCATCTTGATACTTAACCATATCAAAAGAAATTGTATCTGTTACATTAGGTGTAGGTTCAAACTCTACTTTTAAATTATTAGAAGAGTCTTTGCCATTAATACCATAATAACTTGGTTCACCTTGTGACTCAGTAGGATACTTAGCTCTATTTAAATATTGTCTAGTAACTTGAGATAACTGATGTCCTGTACGATTATTAACAGAATCTAGTATTTTAAACTCTTGACCAGAACTTAATGTGTAAGACCTAGTACCACTAACACAAGTAACATTAACAGTATCTCTAAGAATTAACCAGTCATGAAAACTTTCAACTGTTCTTTTAGAGTCGTTAATAAAAGAACCAATAAGTTTTTGATAATCGCTTACTACATTACTATCATTAATAGCACCTGACCAGTCAGTACTTATAGTTGTTTCTCTTAAACGAATAAGAACTTCGTTAATTAATTCTCTGTAGGTCATTTCCTACTCCTATTTATCAGCTGATTTCTTAGCTGGTGCTTTCTTTTCTTTTGCTGGTGCTGGTTTTGGTGGTACTAAATCATCCCA